CGATGGCTATCCCTCAGGGCATGGACATGAACTTGCTCAGTTTTTGAATTCTAAAACCCTAGTCAATGGGTATAGTGATAAAAATTCTGCTGAGGCAAATGGCATGGGTTGCCTTGCCGCACAATTGGTTGTTCAATTGAAACATGGTGTTGGTGGAATTTATATCTACGCACCAATGACTGGCCGTGACTACAGCCAAGATTATGAATACCATGTGTATGAAGACAAAGTAATTGTGTATCACGATTTTCCATATGGCGAAAGTCCATATGACCAAGAACCATTGTTCGAAGGTACATGGGAAGAGTTTGCACAATTTTGTTTAGACCCAGTTTCTGTGGAGTGAATATGCAAGATAGATTCAAAGTTTATTGCGAGTGGTGCCACGATTGGCATTACACCGATGAAGTTGAAATGTTGAATATAGAAGAAGACATTCAAGGGCGTGATGTGATGCACTTTGAATGCGGACAACCACCTTCATGGAACGAAGACATTTCACGGTACGATGGTACTTCCTCACTTGTTTATAGAGAATGATAAGGTGAACTGTGGGAACGAATTACTACGTTGCAAAGAATCTGTGCGAATGTTGTAATCGCTATGATGAAGAATACCATATTGGTAAAGCATCATATGGTTGGGCATTTTCGTTTCAAGGTTATCGTGCCGAACGTCTTGTTTCTTGGCGGGCATGGAAAGAATTTCTGAAAGATAAAATTATCATTGATGAATATGGAGAGCGGACCAATTACGATTGGTTTGTCAATTATATTGAAGAAAATAAATCCCCAGGATACGTTCGCGAAGATGGACACAAAAATCTTCAACATAACGAACAAGGTAAAATTGATAAGCGTCCATGGTTCAATCCCGAACATGATTGGGATGACGAAGATGGTTATGCTTTTTGTGCTAGAGAGTTTTCATAAAGGAGAAGTGTATGTCAGGTTTTCAAAGTAAAAAAATGTTGTCGGCTAGTCGTGATTCAAAATTGCCAATTGAGGAATATGCCAATGCCTTGTTTGAGGCAACTGTAGCCCTTGATGAACGGAATTCCCTCAAACCTACGCCGCAACAAAATCTCATTTGGTTGCAGGCTTTGTCGGAAATGTGGGTGCGCCAGTCTAGAAGTGAAGTAAGTACTTGCTAACTTGTTGATTTTGATAGTGTTGTTTTTATGCAACAAAAAGAAAACCCTTGACAATCCTCCACTAGTGCGGTATACTGTAATCTGTTGAGTGAGAGGAGTTTTTAATATGTCTAGATTGATTCGTGAAATGGAAGCAAGGTCTGCGCGGTCTGCAATGATTCGCGAAGCCATGCGGGCTTATGAAGAATCCTGCCGCGCTGAGTACGGTTCTCCGTATGCGGCGATGGCTGGTGTCCTTGAATCTCTGTTGACTTCCCTAGCGGCTGATCGGCTGGATTCTACTGAGGAAGTTGTCCGTTCATTAAAGCGTTTAACTAAAGAGGTGGCATAATGGCTTACATGTCTCAAGAAAAGAAAACAAAAATTTCGGCTCTGTTGAAACCAATCCTTGCAAAGTACAAAGTGAAAGGTTCGCTAAGTGTGCGTAACCATTCCACAATTTGCTTGACAGTAAAGGCTGGCGCGATTGACTTTATCGGCAATAGCAACAAGGTTTGTGGCAATGACTTTTATCAAGTCCAGCGCGGCTTCAAGCCGAACACCACTGGCTATGATCAAGTGAATCCATATTGGTTTCAAGACCACTATGATGGTGATGCCAAAGCATTTTTGACTGAAGCCTTTAAGGCTCTCAAAGGTGCCGATTGGTTTGATAAATCGGATGCGATGACGGATTACTTCCACACCGCATACTATGTTGATGTGAATATTGGAAAATGGAACACACCCTACGAATTGGTAAAGTAAAGCGCCGCGACTTTGTGGCCAAAGACCTGCGTACACCGAAGTATCGTATGCGGGTCGTTGGCGACAAGCGTAAGCGTGATGCAAAACACAAATGGAAATTATATGAATCCTGATCCGATGAGTTTCCGCCGTGCGGTTGCCGAAGAAATTCTGGACACAATTTATTTTGGGAATCTTGATTCTATCAGAGGCGCCAAAGGGCGCAAGTTTAGCAAAGTGAAGACTGGACAAAAGGATGCCTATATGCTTCCGTTCGGTTTCTCAAAGGACTGCTATGGTGCGGTCCTTGTGCATACCCCTAACCGCATTGAAGTGGTGTCTAGGGTCCGAGGTGCTGAACGGAAGAACAGTTTCCGATCCGCATATGACACAAAGGTCTTTTTGTGCAGAACTTTCATAAGTTAGTGAGTACTAACTAACATGTCTTTCTTAGCCGATTCGCGACAATTTGAGGGCTTCCGAAGCCCTTTTGCGACCGGTTTTCCAGGCTTTTGGGCGGCTTTTGGGGATGGGGTGCTACTCAGATATTACCCCCTAGCGGAAAACCGCCTAAAATCGCACCCTTGTTGCAAAAATACAACACTAAAAAAAGACTTGACATGGGTAGCCGTTTTTGGTATACTGTAAGTATGGTAATGAGAAAGAAACGGTCCGACAGAAACCATGTAATATACATGGTGACTTGCGAGGATACTGGCGACACTTATGTTGGTTTGACAGTAGCCCTTGGTCAAGCGTACCTTAAATCTGTAAAGATTCGCTGGCAAAAACATATGAGCCGTGCGCGGTGCGAGGACAAGGATTGGAATTTTTGTAATGCTTTGCGAGTACTTGATGAATGCGATTGGCGTTATCAGGTTCTCGAAGTGGTCCGCGGTCGTAAGAATGCACACCAGCGTGAACGTGAATTGATCCGCGATTTGAATCCTACTTTAAATACGTTTTAACTATTATGTCAATAGAAAAAATTAATTTGCTTTTACAGGAAATTGCTGATACAATTTCCATTGAAAGAATGAATCAGTATGCCGATGAACTTGACATGGAAATGCTATTGGCTGATCCGCGGTTCTACGGTCCTGATTGTAATGATTGTGATGGTCCTTGGTATTGGGAGGTAAAGTGATGAGAGGTTCGATTCGATTTTTTCTTGGTCTGTTGATTGTCTTTGGTGCTGTTGGCACCCTCGAAGTGAATCCAGATGCAAGTTTGCTGGTTCAGTTGATTCTGGCTGGCGCAGGTTTATTGTTAATGAAGTCCGGTGCTGATGCCCTAGGAGGTGCATAATGTTTATTGCAAAACCCAATGATATGAATTTTTCAAATTCGCAAAAGTTTGCCGATATGTTTGAGGCGCAATCGTACCTCGAACAGGTAACTGGAGTGAACATGCCGATGGATGAGTGGATCATCCTTGGTAAGATTCTGGAAGTTAACCCTTACGGAGATAACGTAATGCCAGAGTTTTATCCCAAAGTCCGTAAGGGTAATATTGTCATGGAGAGGGTTGACATTGAATCCTTCCTGTGATAGAATGATAATGTTGGTTGGTAATTTTGTTTTTTTTAATTTAGGAGATTGATTATGTCGAAGAATCTGCAATATGTGCGTGTGTTGGAATTGCTTCAAAGCGCCAAGGGTCCCGTTAAGGTTTCGGATGTGAAGGCTTTGGATGGCATTGTGCCGACACGCCTTTCCACGTACCTGTGGGAGATCAAGAAAAATACGGGCTTTGCTGTTAAGTCCAATCGCGATGGTCGCGCCGTTGTGAGTTATGAACTTGTTGGTTCAGGGATAGTACCTTCCCCAAAGGTAGTACAGGTGTCTAAGGTAGCCACCACCAAAACTACTGCTAAGGCTACCACTAAGGCGACTGCAAAGCCAGCGCCAGCCAAAGTGACGAAGGTCGCTAAGGCAAAGACTATCGCAAGCGAGATGCAAGACGATGTTCTTCCTACTGCCAAGATGGCAAAGAACGCCAATGTGTTTGATGCATTGGATGAGATTGATACCACGGCTGACTTTGAAGACCGTGCGTATGCCTCGCAGTATGTAAGAGGAATGTAAGATGAACCGAGTTCAGGCGAACACCGGTTCGCCTGAACTAATCCAATTAGTGTTCAATGCTTGGACGTTGGGTTATACAGGCGAACAGGTTATATCTTATGTTGTTTTTAACTCTGGCTGTACTGTAGATGAGGCGAATATTGCTATGAAAGAAGTTTACGAGACCATGAAGGAATAATATGCCAAGCATTACAAAAATCTATCTAGATATGGATGGTGTACTCTGCAACTTTGATACGCGGTGGGTTGAACTATTCAATGAAACGCCTAGACAAACACGCGAAAGAAAAGAATTTGTTCCTAATTGGGACACTTTCGTTTTGAATGAAAACTTTGTGACATTGGATAAATTTCCTGGCTCTGATGATTTGCTAGAATTTGTCATGTCAAAGTCTGATACTGTTGACATTGAAATTTTGTCCTCAAGTGGCGGACAAAAATATCACAATAAAGTGAGGGATCAAAAAATGCGCTATCTCAAGGCGCGTGGTTTGACATTCCCGGCTAACATTGTTCCAGGTCGCAAGTTGAAACAATACTATGCAACACCTGATTCTATTCTTATTGATGACACCGAAGATGTAATTGAAGCCTTCAATCGTGCGGGTGGCATCGGTATCTTGCATAAAGATGCAAGTGAAACTTTATCTGTTTTAAGGAAAATTTTTAATGAAGACTTTCAATACTAATGGACTAATGATTGATTGGGATACGGCTGATCGTATCACAATGTTGACACTCACGAATTATCGCAACAGTCTTCAAGAACATTTGGATGGCGGTGCTGATGGTTCGCGATGGTTGCATCCAGAGGATGAGGTACATAATCGTGCGATGATTCAAGCAATTAATTTTGTAGTCAAGGACTTTGGCGGAACTGAACATGGCTGAGCCAATAAGTGAAGAAGACCTAATCTATCAGGCATGGCGCGATAGTGAATCGTATCAAGTGCCAATGACAAAAGAAGGCGAAAAACTTTGCGAACAAAGATTTTGGGGTTTCAAAAAAGGTTGGGCATACGCAAAGTTTCATACAAAAACTAATGACGTTTACATGAAGGACTACTATGACTACGGACCAAGAATGGCTGAAGATGAATGATAATCTACATGATCATTTTACTCATGTAGAACGAGCCCACTTAGGAACTGGTATTGGATGGTACAATCTCATCTATACTTTGACCAATTGCATTGATCGCCGGCTCGAACATCTAAACAAAGATGGTGGCAATCGTAAAGTAGTCATTGCACAAATCAAAGAAAAGTTTGGTGGTCTTCGGTATTATGCCGATGGTGATGTAGACGAACAGATGGATGGCATGATTGACTTTGCCGAGTCTTTGAGTTATACTATATGTGAAGAATGCGGCGCACCTGGCAAACTAAGAGGTGGTGGCTGGATGCGTACACTCTGCGATAAGCATGAGGAAGAACGACAAGCAAGATATAAGGAGATGAAATGAGCGTAGCAGAATGGGAAACTAAAGATAAAAACAAACTCCGTAAGTGGCTTGGTGAACACCTAGCATACGGACTTGTAACTGTTGTCTTTGAAAAGAAAGATGGCACCTTGCGTGAAATGCGTTGTACACTTAAAGACGTTCCTCAATATGAACGTAAAACTGAGAGTGAAACAACCCGCAAGAAAAATGATGAAATAATGTCTGTGTACGATATGGACAAAAGCGAATGGCGTTCTTTCCGTATCGATTCTATTAAAGAAATTAAATTTGATCTAACATCATGAAAAAACTATCTGCACTAGCACTCGCAATCGCATGTGGCGTAGCAAACGCAAACATTCGTGGCGAAGGAGAACACCGTTTTGGTCCTGAGACTGCGGAAAATGTTGCATGTGCTATTGCAGAAGAAAAAGCGAAAGAGAATGCAATTGCAAACTTTGTTGGTGAATTGATTGAACATCAAACCAACGAAGTGTGTCGAGATACACAATGCACCACACACCGCGCCTACTTTTCTGAAGTGGGTGGTGAGATTCGTAGAATCATTCGCAAACAATCTTTTGTAGCACCAGACAACAAAGCATCCGTTTGCATTGTTGAACTTGATGCCGATGTAGTGAAGATTGAAAACTCAATTGATCTTAGGGTCAAGGGTAAGAATCAATTGATGAATGGCGAACGATTTGGTCTGCAAATGGTTTCTAATCGAACCGGCAACCTCGCTATATTTAATATGACAGACGATAAGTATCGGCTGATCCACATGATACGAGTTGATAAACCAAATTCGGAATTTGGATTTCCGAATGGTGGCAAGTTTCAAGCAATTCTGCCAAACGGCAAATATCAATCCAACGAATTGCTTGTCTTTTTATTTACTGAAAACAACTTGACATTTGAAGATGTTTACAGTAAAATGGAGTTTGAAAGGTTAGTTAAAGACTTGCCATTCAAAAATAGGAAGGTGATTAGTCATCAAATTAACATTATGAGGTAACCATGAAGTATTTGTTTATTATGATTTGTGCTACTATGCTATCTGCATGTGGTACAGTTGGCGGTGCTATGCAAGGCGCAGGACAGGATTTGAACTCTGCTGGCACATATGTTAAAAATGTCGGAAGGAGTGAGAATCGATGAATCAGACACTATGTTATGTTTTGCTTCCCATTGTTATTTCGTTGGCGGCATGTAATTCCGTACCAACAAGCAATGGTGTTACAGTAAAGAATGATCGTATGTTTACGAATGAAGTAAACTATCCAAGTTGGTACACCGAAGCACCAAAGAAAGACGATAAAGGAATCTATGCTGTTGGTTCTGAATATTCGAAAGACTTTCAGTTTTCAGTAGACAAGGCTATGCTTTCTGGAAAGCGTGAACTTGCGTCACAGTTTTCGTCATACACTAGTGCAATGATGAAAGACTTTGCATATGAATCAGGCATGACTGGTTCTGACGTAGCAAGGGCTGATCTAGAACGTACAACCAAAATGGTTGTTTCGCGAGTGAACCTTGTTGGTGTTCAACGTGTCAACATGAAAACTGTACACGAAGAAAATGGTTATCGTACATTCGTGCGACTGCTATATACCGAAGATGCATCTAATCGAATTCTGTTGAGTGAGATTCGGCGCAATCAAGCATTGTATGCTAAATTTCGTGCATCAAAATCTTTTCAAGAACTTGAACGCGAAACGGATAAGATCGACCAACAAAAAGTAGAAGAGATAAAGGCTCTTACTCAGCAATAAGGAGACTGACATGCCTAACTGGTGTAATAATACATTTAATGTCGAAGGTGAAAAAGAAACCATTGATAACTTTGAAGCCTTTCTCGAAGGTAATAACGGCAAAGACTGGTTCAATTTTTTTGCGCCAACACCCGTTGAACTGAAAGAAGATGGTTGGTACGAATGGAACGTATCCAATTGGGGTTGCAAGTGGAACTGTGATGCCCAAGATTGGACACGCGATGGCAACACCATTTCATTCTGGTTTGACTCACCGTGGGGTCCGCCTGTTGAATTGTATTACAAAATTGAACAGGCTGGCTTGACAGTTAAAGCCGAATACATGGAAGAAGGTATGAGATTCGTTGGCGAGTTTGTTGATGGTAGCGATGAAACATATGAGTACGAAGATGTAGAAGACTTGGACAACATTCCAGATCACTTGGTTGAGAACTGGAACTTGCATGATCAATTTGAATCTTGGATAGAAGAGGACGAAGAATGAGATTCCTTTCTGGTGTTATCATAGGGGTTTTTGTTTGCACAGTTGGGTTCATTGAAGTTGTGAACATTGTGTCAAAGGGTGCTCGAATTATTGAACACACTATACAAGATCAATGGATGCAAGATCGTGGTAGGATTCGTAATCCGCAACCAATCGAAGTGGACAGCAATGATAAAACAATATGATGGATTGACCGAACGTGACATTGAAAATTTAAATTTTCTTGTCAATACATCCGATGTGGTATTGCGTGATTGGATGCTGAATTATGCCGACCAAGATGATTTAGATTATGCTCATGAACTGTTGGAAATGCTCAGGCACCGTTTGCTTGACCTTGCCGCAGAACGATCCGACCTGTCCGAAAGCCGCGAAATTATCTCCAAATTTGTCTCAAAGTGACCGGTTTCTAGGGCTTTTGGGCGGCTTTTACGGCTGGCTGATACTCTGACCCTCAACCCCTCAGAAAAGCCGCCCAAAACCGCCCCTAAACTGTTGTAAAAATACAACAAAAAACTAATGCTTGACATGAGTGCCCATTGTGCTATACTAGAGTCTGAGATTAAGAAAACGGAGATAGATATGACGATGGAAATGGCTCTCGAAACCCTAAAGAATGACATTGTGGCTGACTATGAAAGTTGGCAAACACTAAGCGGCAAACCCCGCACCGAAGTCCAAGCCCGTATGCTTGATGAGTTTATCAACGGCATTCGAATTGACGAAGGTAGCAAATACACCAAAGTGGTGGCTGGCTCTTCCGTTTGGGGTTTCATTGTGAAGACTGATACCGATAAGAAGTTTCGCAAAGGCGATATTCTGAAAGCGGCTGGTTGGGCGGCTCCTGCGCGTAACGCGGCTCGCGGCAACATTCTTGACGGTGGCTATACAATTCGTTGGACTGGTCCTCTTTACCTTTAAAGGAATTCTCTCATGGTTATGCTTGTCATTCAAACCCAAGTTTATGAAAACTACGGCGCCCATGATTGGGACGGCACCGGCGAGTGCCCTCAGTATTGGAAACCCAAAGGTGGTTCTGCATACAAGGTACTTGACATACCTCTAAATATTGACTATAATAACCTTGTGAGTTTTGCATTGTCTGGTATTGAACAGGACAATGAAGGCTACCGTGAGACTATGATCGGTTGGACAATAGAGTCGGATGACTACCTCTCATGGTTCGAAAAATCTCAGATGGAATATGATGGCGTTATTGCGTATCCAGAACCGACAATGACGTATGAACAAGTGATGGAAAAACAAAAGGAATTAGCATGTATGTAGGCGAAATTATTTCAATTTATCCGGTAATGGATCAAATTAAACTGTACCTTGAAATTCTCAAGGAACATTTTGTTGGCGCATAATGTGCGCTATAAGTAACATAATGACCTATTTGGGGGCGTAATGAGTAGAATGAGTGACCTTATGATTGAGATTCAAGAAATGTACAGTCGCGGAAGTGATGTGCAAGAAATTTCTAACAGTACCGGTGTGCCAATTCGTTTTGTTCTTGATGCTATTAAACACTTAGAACCAGATTTTCTAGAAGAAGAACCATAATGTATGATTTTATTTTTAATGATCGATATGATAAATCTCTTATACGAATCCTAGATATAATCTGGAAAGACTTGGACGTTGAAGCGGCTCAAATGCCAGGTAGAACCAAGCAAGAGATTTTTAATAAGATATGCGCCGACTTGAAAGCGAAGAATACCTTTGCTATTCATAAAGCGGATGTTGTTTTTTATGCGGTGCCTGATAGTCCTTGGGTTGTCAGGCTTCACGTTTTTACTGTAGACGAAGGTGTGTTTGGTCGCGAACGATTAAACGCCGCGGCTGAATTGACTAGGTATATATTCCGCAATACTAAAATTGAAAAGATTTACGGAGTGACTGCAAATCGAAAATTTATTGCAATGGCAAAATACTCTAGATGGAAACCTGGACAGGAAGGTATTCTCACCAAGTCTTTTAAAACAAATGATGGACAATTGATTGATCAATACATGATAAGTGTAAACAGATCGGACTTCATGAAATGAAACTATCACTACATGATCGAATGACAAGATACAATTGGTACCATAAAGCAATCACCCAATTTACAATGCTGGAGTGGTTGGTCGTATTTTCTCTTTTTGGTTATTTACTCTATGAAATCCTATCGACAATATTATTTTGAACAAGCGATGGAACAAATTCGCGTTGCATTGACAATGATTTGGCATGGTGTTATAATGAATAAAGGACACCACAGTAAATGGAAAAAGAAAACTTAGTTTACAGACTACGCAAACGTGCAGAGATTCGCAGACAAATACCGTCACGCAAATCTGTGCAAGAAGGTGCGCCTGATCGTATTGCAGATTTGTTAGAAGAAGCCGCAAGTGAAATTGAACGGCTTCATTTGCTTTATGCCGCGGATATGATGAGTGATAAGGGCTATAAAGAAGGCACTTTTGAAGAGTATGAAAAATTTAATCGTGAAAGAAACTATCCATTATGAATATCTTTTATCTAGATCGTGAACCAAAAACATGTGCAGAAATGCATTGCGACAAACACGTTGTCAAGATGATTATTGAGTATGCACAATTGTTGTCAACCGCACATCGTTTGCTAGATGGCACTCAAGATATTGAAAAGCGATATGTGCATGGTTCACTACCTGCGCGTTACCGCCATATCAAAGTATGGAAACACCCAAGCGAATATATGGACAAAGGTTTGATGCGGGCGTCACATATTAATCACCCATCAAACATATGGGTTCGCGAAAGCAAAGAAAATTATCAATGGCTATGCCAAATGTGGCTATGGCTTATGAAAGAATATACACATCGTTATGGCAAACATCATGCGTGTGAGAATCGTGTAGAGTATCTGATGGATGCACCTAAAAACATTCCATCGAAAGTGTTTACTGATCCAACACCTGCCATGCCAGAATACTGCAAAGTGAAAAATGATTCGCTTTCTTCTTATCACAAATACTATATACAAGAGAAAGTTCGCTTTGCTAAGTGGACAGCGCGAGAAATGCCCACTTGGTATAAGCAAGGAGTTATAAATGCCGATATACAACTTCCAGCATAAAGAGACTGGTGAGATTATAGAAAAGATGATGAAAATTAGTGATAGGGAAGAGTTCCTAAAAGAACATCCCGAATATGAGAGCGTGATTTTAGCCGCACCAAGTTTAGGTGATCCAGTACGTTTAGGGCTCCGTAAACCTGATGCAGGATTTAGAGAGGTTCTGCAAAAGGCAAAAGCGGCTCACCCTAGAGGTAACATCAATACATTCTGAAAAGGTGCGCCGATCAATTATTACAAGGGTATCACATGGCGCGAAAAAGTGTTGCAAACACAGAACCAGAATTTCACTCAAGGCAACTTAAAACTATCAATAACTCACTCAAAGTAAGATTAGATGATCTAAAAACCTTTCAACCATTAACAGACAACCAAAAAGCATTTTTCGATTCATACAAGCGAGGAGATTACTTTATAGCATTACATGGTGTCGCAGGTACCGGTAAAACTTTCTGTGCTTTGTATAAAGCATTAGAAGAGGTACTTGATAAAGCAAACCCATTCAAAAGAATTATTATTGTTCGTTCCGCAGTACCGTCAAGAGAAGTAGGACATTTGCCTGGTGACCTTGATGAGAAGACAGAGATTTATCGTCAGCCATATCGTCAAATTTGCGAAACTCTTTTCGGAAGAAAAGATGCATACGATAGGTTAGAAGAGCAAGGTTTTGTAGAATTCATTTCCACATCGTTTATTCGTGGTATGAGTTTTGATGATGCAATTATTCTAGTTGATGAAATGCAAAATTTAACGTATGAGGAAATTGATACAGTCATGACGCGAGTAGGTTATCGTTCCAAGATCATTTGGTGCGGTGATTATCGCCAAACAGACTTAAACAAGAAACGTAATGACATGAGCGGCATTCTAAAATTCTTTGACATTGCACATCATATGGCATCGTTCACAAGAATTGAATTTACTGTAAATGATATTGTTCGTTCCTCTCTAGTAAAAGACTACATATTAGCGAAGATTAAATATGAAGACAATATTGAAAAGTGAAATAAAATGTTTACCCATGAACTTGTTGAGTTAACGCCACTATCAACCACAACGATAGACGGCAAGCGACATTATCAAACGCCCGATGGAAATGTATATCCATCGGTCACCACAATCACATCCCTACACGGCAAAGAAGGAATTCTTGAGTGGCGCAAACGTGTAGGCGAAGAAGAAGCAAATAAAATCTCAAACAAAGCCGCAACCCGCGGCACCAGAGTCCACAAACTTTGCGAAGACTACCTCAATAACGAACTATCATTTGAAGGTGCGATGCCCAACAGTATCGCATTGTTCAAACAAATGCAACCATTTCTCGACAAGTACATTGGTAAAGTGTATGGTATTGAATGTCCATTGTATTCACATCACCTGCGCGTAGCAGGCAAGAGTGACTGTATTGCACAGTTTGATGGTAAGAACGCAGTTGTGGATTTTAAAACAGCAAACAAACCAAAACAAGAACATTGGATTCAAAACTACTTTATGCAATGTGCGGCTTATGCTGTAGCATTTGAAGAGAGAACTAAAATATCGATTCCTCGCATTGCGATTGTAGTTGCAGTTGAAGGTGACAGCCCGCAACTTTTTATAAAGAAGCGTGACGATTATATTGATATGTTTATTTCTTATAGGAAACAGTATGATGAACAATTACTACTTGGATGAAAAGCACAAAGAGATTATGAGTATTGCACAGGAAGAATGTGCAGAGGTGATTCAAGCCATCAGCAAAATTTTTAGATTCGGATTAGATGAATCATTCGAAGGTAGAACAAATCGCGAAAGATTGACAAGTGAACTCGGCGATCTTCAATGCATGATTACACTACTTAAACAATATGAAGTGGTTGATGATTTTAAAGTGCATCAAGCCGAACTTGTAAAAAGAACTCGCCTTAGCAAGTGGTCAAACATTTTCACCGAGGTGCAATAGTAATTGTGCGCTAAATATTAAGATGACTGTATGAAGTTAACCGAAAGGTGTTCTGGACGGGGGTGCGAATCCCCCCACCTCCACCAAAAACGCATCTGCCAGTCGCTCTGGTTGTATGGTACTATTCTAGAAATGAGGTTCAAGTCCTTTGGTGCGTTTTTGATGGGGGTGCATAGTTTCGACAGGGTAACAAGTACGAAGATGGACAGTCCGGTAGATGACGACCGTAAATCGCATAAAAAAAGTAAACGCAAACGATGAAAAGTTCGCATTGGCAGCCTAAACGCTGACTAGGGTTTCGGTGAGTTTCCTCGTAACAGAATAACTCACCACTAATTTTGGATAGTTGTAATCTGCGGCAACACCCGTTAGGCAGACCTAACTTTGGATTGCTTTATGATAACGAACCGAAATGATTTTTAATTTTTTAACCTCTAAGGGGAATTTTATGAAATATGTTATTGCAACTATCGTATCACTTTTCGCAACTATCGCTATGGCACAGCCAGCAAAGCAACCTGAACCAACTCCTCCTGCTAAAGTAGCAGAAGCGAAGAAGGAAGCACCTAAGGCTGAGGCTCCAAAGGCTGAAGCAAAGAAGGCTGACGCTAAGAAAGACGAAAAGAAAGAAGCACCTAAGAAGTAATTAAATAAGGGTCTTACCAATTCCCCTCAAGAATTGGAAGCCAATCTTATCACGCAGTAGGATTGGCTTTTCTTTTTTTGCGTAATCTAAAGGAGACTAGTATGGAGTTTTTAACTCTTGCCTTGTTCAAAGGCATTTCATACCTCTGGATGTTATTCTTCATTATGATAATTGCGGGACTAGCGAAACAATATGAATTGTTCGCCCCTGCCTATTCCTATGTTAAGAATACATTCAGGTCTAATAGATTTGTAGTTGCCCTACTGAGTGCAATCGGTGGCGTTCTTCCTATCGAAGGTCGCGTTACCGTGAGTGCAGGTCTTCTTGATACTGTGGCTCCAAAAGAGACAGAGAGTAGAAAGAAGTTGGGCATCGTGGACTATCTAGCGACACACCACTATTACATGTGGTCACCGTTAGAGAAAACCGTGATACTTCCTATTGCCGCATTTGGCTTAGCCTATAGTGCGTTTATATGGATGATTGCACCTCTATTGGTAGTGAGTTTGGCTTTCATTACTTTCTATATCTGGACACAGATTAAGGAAGAAGAAATTCCAATCACACCAGGTCGATTCAAACTGAGTTCGGTCATAAGAAACGTAGTGCCAATGGTAGTAGCAATTACTGCTTACGCTACGGGTGTTGCTGATCACACTTGGTGTTTTGGCTTACTTGCTTTATATTATGTGTTTATCACACAACAATGGGATCCAAAGAAACTACTTGGTTATATCAAGTGGGATGTGATTGCAATTGTTGCCTTTGTGATTGTGCTAGGTAACTTCCTCAAATCATACGATAGTGCATTTGCGGCATTCATCAAAGGTAGTATGCTCGACCCTACTACATTTGTTGGTATGCTAATTATTTCTATTGTAGGTTTTGTTGCAAGTTTTCTGATGGGTAGTTCTGGTAAATTTATTGCGCTTGCAGTCATTATGTCTCAAGTGTTTGGACTTCAATATTTCTTGTGGTTCTTTGCAATTGACTACGCTGGCTATTTACTCAGTCCAACACACAAATGTGTGATGATAGGAAATTCCTATTTCGGAACGCCACTTGGCGTGTATTATAAAGCACTCGGTATTTGGGCGCTATTGCTCATTACTACCGCAGGGCTATTTACATTTATTCTATAAAACAGATATATAATAGAGAGTTTCCGGAACTCTTCAAAACCGGATTTTATTAACACACACAAAAAGGAGACACACTATGTCTAAAACACCTTATGAAATTCGTCTTGAACTTTTGAAGATGGCACAGGATCAATTGAACCAACGCTACTATCAAAAAGCGGACCACGTTCGACACAACTCATCCATCAAAAATGAACAGGTAAATCTAACAGAGATTCCTGAATTTCCAACGACAAAAGAAATTTTGCTCGAAGCGGATGTGCTAAAGACCTTTATTGATAAGCAGTAAAGATTAGAGTTTTGCCAGTTGGACTCTAATCAACTGGCACTTATTAAAGGATACATCATGAGCAAAGAAACAGGCAAATCAACTTTACGCAGATTCCACGACATTCGCTTTTCTACGCGATACTTTATTGGTAATGGCATCGACATTGGTGCTGGTGACGATCCACTCTCAGACTACTCAGAATTCTTCCCACTCATTAAATCATTACGCCCTTGGGATATGCCAGATGGCGATGCACAATTTATGCATGGCGTAAAAGATGACACATATGACTTTGTACATTCAAGTCATTGTTTAGAACATGTTCGCGATCCAAAAGTTACACTCGGCAACTGGATTCGCATTTGCAAACCAGGCGGCTATCTTGTTCTTGTTATACCAGACGAAGACTTATACGAACAAGGCGTTTTTCCATCCACATTCAATGGCGCACATCTATGGACATATACCATTAAGAAGAATGCATCGTGGTGTGACAGGTCGGTAAATGTGTTCGATTTATTATCAAATTTTGTTGACAAAGTACAAGTAAATAAAGTAGAATTACTAGATGCAACATTTCGATATAACAAACCTAGGTTCGATCAAACTGATAAATCATTCGGTGATTGTGCCATAGAAATAATTCTCAAGAAACTATGACAATCGCTTTACAATGCTCATATGATATAGGCTATGCAAGTCTTGGCGATTTGACATGGCACAAAAACAAATACAAGTACTGTGCAAAACACGGCTATACACCGCGGGAGTTTGTGTATAAAGATGCGCCAGTAGCACATGGCTTTATGAAAATGTTTAACTTGCGCGAATTGCTACGAGAAAAACATGAATGGGTGTGGGCAACTGGTTGTGATTCAATGATCACTAATATGACTGTTAAGTTAGAAGATATTGTAGATAACAATTATCATCTTATTATTGCTACAGATCAAAATGGATTAAACGCAGATAGTTTTTTGATTCGTAATTCTGAAGAAGGTCGATACTACATTGATTATATTCTAAGTGGCATTGATACATATCGCAGTCATCCTTGGGTAGAACAACAAGCAATGATTGATTGCTTTGATAAATTTAAAGACATTACAAAGGTTGTACCTCAACGAACATTCAATTCATACAACTACGATTTTTATCCACATTGCCCAAAGCCAAACTTAGATAAACTAGGAACAGATGGCAATTGGCAGGTTGGAGACTTTCTTATACATTGGCCTGGTCAATCTCTAGAGAGAAGAATCAAACATTTTGAACGATACTCACAAAGCATAATTTATGATTGATAAAGAAAAAATATTAACAGATATTGCACACTATATCTGGCAACAGAAAGAACAAAAGACTTGGACTCCAGGAAAAGACTTTGTAAACTATGCAGGTCCATTCTTTGATGAGCATGAAATTATCGTAGCGGTTCGTACACTACTAGATGGTTGGCTTGTTATGGGTGATGACTGTGCAAGATTCGAACGAAAATTTCCTCGCGAGTTTGGTAAAGAGTATGGCATTCTCACCAACTCAGGTTCTAGTTCAAATCTATTGATGATGGCTTCGCTTACATCAAAGCGTGGACATAATCTACCAAAAGGCACAAAGGTTCTAGTTCCTATTGCAGGTTTTCCTACGACACTCAATCCAACACTACAAGTAGGATTCGAACCAGTCTTTGTTGATATTGAAATTGATACATTGAATTTAGACTTAGATCATGTCGTTAAAGTTTTAGATGCTGATCCAGACATTCGTGTAATCACATTCGCACATGTACTAGGCAATCCTCCAAACATGGATTGTCTCATGGACATTGTGAAACATTACAATCTGATTCTATTAGAAGATTGTTGTGATGCACTCGGATCAACATACGATGGCAAGCCGCTTGGTTCATTAGGAGAAATGGCATCGTGTTCATTCTATCCCGCACATCATATGACAATGGGTGAAGGCGGATTCGTTGCATGTAATACTAACGAACAGGAAGTTATTCTCCGTTCATTCAGAGAATGGGGACGTGGTTGCTATTGCGTAGGACCGAAAGCAAACAAACTCAAGTGTGGCACATGTAAAGAACGATTCAAAGAATGGATACCTGAATTACCAGGAGAGATTTTTGACCACAAGTATGTCTATGATGAAATTGGTTACAATCTCAAACCTATCGAACTGCAAGGTTCAATGGGCTTGATTCAGTTAGACAAACTAGAACAGATTCACGAATTGCGTAGACGCAATTATAAACTACTTTTCGATATTTATTCTAAGTACGAAGAGTTTTTCCATCTACCAAGAGCAACAGCAAAGTCAGACCCATCATGGTTTGCATTTCCTTTAACGATTCGCAAAAATGCGCCATTCAGCCGAAGTGAAATTGTTGATTATCTTGAAGACAATTTGATTCAAACACGCCCATACTTTGCTGGTAATATCATGCTTCAACCTGCATACAGTCATCTCATGAATCCTGCGGATGCTAGAGATTACTTTCCCGTTGCGACTTATGCAATGACGCATACATATTTTCATGGGACTAGTCCGGTGATCACACCGCAACAAATTCTATACATTGGTGAAGTGGTAGACAGATTTATTAAGGAGAAATTATGACAGGTGCAGAGTATGTCGCTAAATTTTTAAAAGCGATTGGTGTGCAAAATGTGTACCTTGTACAAGGTGGTGCATGTGCATTTATGGTTGACGCAGTTGACAGAGAAGATGATATTGGTTATGTTTGTTTTCAACATGAGCAAGCCGCGGCAATGGCGGCTGACGCTATTTGGAGAACAAACCGAAGACTTGGTGCTACGTTCTCTACCAGCGGTCCAGGTGCAAGCAATCTAATTACTGGTATCGCATGTGGATACTATGATAGCATTCCTAGCATTCATATTACAGGACAAGTGAATGGCAAAGAAGTAGC